TCAATTAATGAGAAGTTTTTTACAGCAAAAGACGGCTCAGAAACAAAATATTTAGAGGTACACGTTGAGCAAAAAGATGAACAGTACCCAATGGCAATAGTAGCTAACGTATTTGGGGACAAAGTAGAAAACTTCTTAAAATTTAATAAGGTTGGTGCTTTTGGAGATCTTTCTATAAATGTAAGAGTAAAAGAAAGTAAAGGACGTTTATTTAATTCTATTAGCGTTTGGAGATTTGACAAAGTTGAGGCAACATCACCAGCAGTTAGCGAAGAGCCTACATCAGATTTACCATTTTAAATTAAAAAATTAAGGGGTTTAAAAGCCCCTTTATAAAATCAAACGAAAATGAAAGTTTCAAAATTAGATCAAATAAATAATACTTTAGAATTAAACAAAAAGTCATTACAAAATAATACAAAAGTTAATACTGAGTTTATAGCAAAAAGCGTATTACAGCAAAAAACTTTATTAGATAAAAATTGGTTTACTCATTTGCAAACTTGTTATACAGTAGCTTTAAACGCCTCAACTGATATTGCAACTATGTTTGAGGGCTCACTAGATATGAACTCTAAAAAGCACCTTAAAAAGTCAGTAGATATAAATACTAGGATAGTAAGGGAATTTAAAAAGCATAACAAAATAACGGAAGATGTTGANGANGTTTATTTAGATTATGTATTTATGATGAACGAGTTAATTAATAAGTTTACAGTAGCATTATACGAGGGTAAGCAAGANCAATTTATGGATAGTTTACAGTTTTTCAAAAAGTTAAATAGTAATGGCAAATTAATATAATTATGACAAACGAAGAGATAAAATTAGAGATTGCAAGGTTAGAAAAAACAATGACGGGTAACTTTCTTAAAGATGTTGAAATAGGGGACGAAATACACGCCTTAACAATGAAGTTAAACGGGGTTAAATCTATTAATGACGAATGCCCTATTGATGGTAGTTGCGATAGTTGTGGGGCTTAAATTATGACTGAGGAAAGACTACAACAAGATATTTTTATATGGTTTGTAAATACATACCCTTGTAAGAGAGGGTTGTTTTTTCATAACTATAATAACCCACGTAACGCAATACAAGGAGCTAAACTAAAAACCCTAGGGCTAGTTTCAGGGGTTGCCGATATGACACTTTTGCACAATAAAAAAGCTTACTTCTTTGAACTGAAAACACCAACAGGTAAACAAAGCAAAAGACAAAAGGAATGGGAGGAACAAGTAACATCTAATAAATTTTATTATAAAATAATTAGATCACTTGATGAATTTAAAAAAGAAATTTTGTATATTTATAAAGCTAATTCCTAGCGATGTTTTCCAGACATTTTTCCTCCTTTAGAAATAAGGGAGGTTTTTTTTTCTAAAAAGGTTTGAAACTCAAATATAATTATTATATTTGTACTCATAAATAACAAATCAAACGAAAATTATGAAATTAGTAACAATAGAGAATAATGAGATAGTAGATTTATCTAGTGATTTAATCTTAAATATTTACGAGGACACGCAAAATGAGCAATTTTTTGATACATTTGCATTTGGTAAATATATTTTTTTCTGTACTCCCTATCAGTTAATAGTAAGAGAAAGCTGGTTAATAGATTCATCTTTATACGCTAATTTAAGCCTAGTAAATGAGCAAGGGGAGGAATTAGTATATACAACAAATTTTAAGGTTAAAACGGGTATATTTTCAGAGTAATAAAAATATTAATAAATAAAAAAAATGGAAAAAATGGATTACAAAGAATTTTTAGAAAATAAAAAGCACCTACTAGGTAGCTTTGGTTTTGAGCCAAATTACATACCTGATATGGCTTTTGACTTTCAAAGAGAAATAATAAAAAAAGCTTGTTTAAAAGGTCGTATGGCTGTATTTGCAGATACAGGGCTAGGTAAAACCTTAATACAGATTTCACTAGCTCAAAATGTAGTAAATCATACAAAAGGCAAAGTGTTAATATTAACGCCTTTAGCTGTTGCATTTCAATTTATAATAGAAGCTAACAAAATGGGTATTACAGATATTGAATACTCAAAAGACGGTAAACACTCGGCAAGTATTGTAATATGTAATTATGAAAGGTTACATTATTTTAATAAAGAAGAGTTTCAAGGGGTTGTATTAGATGAAAGCTCAATTTTAAAGAATTTTGACGGAAAAATTAAGAATCAAATTACAGCTTTTGTTAAAAAACTACCTTATAGATTCCTTTCAACAGCAACACCAAGCCCTAACGACTTTATAGAACTAGGTACAAGCTCAGAGGCTTTAGGTTATATGGGTTATATGGATATGTTAGGTAAATTTTTTAAGAATAACCAAAATGACACGGGAGGGCGTAATAACATAGGTAATAAGTTTTATTTAAAGCCTCACGCAGAAAATGACTTTTTTGCTTGGGTTAATCAATGGGCTATTATGGTTAAAATGCCTAGCGATTTAGGTTTTAGTGATGAAAAATATATTTTACCTAAATTGATAAAAAAAACTCACATAGTAGAAAATCAATCATTGATTGACGTTGATGGGCAAGTTCAAATGTTTACACCAGTTGCAAAAACAATGACAGAGGTTAGACACGAACAGAAACAAACAGAGCGTAAAAGATGTGTAAAAGCTGTTGAGTTAGCAAAGGGTAAAACCTCGGTTTATTGGTGTAATACTAATAATGAAAGTGCTATTTTAAAAGAATTAGATCCTGAGGCTGTTGAAATAATAGGTAGTTTATCAATAGATAAAAAAGAACAAATACTTTTAGACTTTGCACAAGGTAAAATAAAGCGTATCATTACAAAGGCTAAAATGACAGGAATGGGGCTAAATTGGCAACATTGTAATCACTCTGTTTTTTTTCCTACTTGGAGCTATGAACAGTATTATCAAGCTATTAGGCGTTTTTGGAGGTTTGGGCAGAAAAATAAAGTAACCATAGATATAGTTATTTCAGACGGGCAAACTAGAGTAGTTGAGGCACTTAATCAAAAAACAAAAAAAGCTATTGAATTACATACTAATTTAACTAATAATGTTAATAGTAAATTTGATAACAAAAAAAAAGAAATTAGTAAAACAATTAAATTACCAAATTTTTTAAAATAAAAATAATGACAAAGCAACAAAAATTAACGGAAAAATACGCAATTTATAATAGTGATTGTATGGAGGTAGTAACAAATATGCCTGATGAAAGCATTGATCTTTCAGTTTATAGTCCCCCTTTTGCTAATCTTTACACTTATTCAAGTGATGAGAAAGATATGAGTAATGTAGAAGATACTAACCAATTTATAAAGCAATACGAGTATTTAGTAAAAGAAATGGCAAGAGTTACTAAGTCAGGACGTATAAACGCAATACACATAACTGATATTTGCGATGTTTCTGGTACTTTAACTGACTTTCCTAGTGAAGTAATTAGGCTTCATAAAAAATATGGTTTTGAATATAAAAACCGTATAACAGTATGGAAAGAGCCATTAAAAGTGAGGATCAAAACAATGGTACAAAGTTTAATGCATAAATATATAATGGAGGATAGTACAAAATGTTTTACGGCTAACCCTGATTATATTTTAGTTTTTAAGAAAAAAGGAGAAAACAAAGTACCAGTAACTCACACGTTTGGAATTAATCATTACGCTGGAGAAACTTTGATATTACCTAACATATTAACAGCTTGGAATAATGCAAATGAAAGCAATTTAAACGCTTCACAGTTAGCCGAGCATTTAAAAAGTATAAATGAAGATGACAAAGTAACAAAATATAATCACGTTGTATGGCAAAGGTACGCTAGTTCAGTTTGGGACGATGTTAGAGGTGGTGTAGTAATGCCTTTTAAAGATAGTAAAGAAGATGATGACGAAAAACACGTAACACCAACTCAATTAGATGTTATTGATAGATTAATTGAATTGTATTCAAATGAAAATGAAACTATACTAACCCCTTTTATGGGAGTTGGTACTGAGGTTTATAGTGCCGTTTCTATGAATAGAAAAGCAATAGGAATAGAGTTAAAAGACAGTTATTATAAACAAGCTATTTTAAATGTTAAAGAGGCTGACAAAAGATTTAAAGAAACAGCAGAACAAATAACCTTATTTTAAAATATGAATTTTAGCTATTATAACTCAACTCAGGATAAGAAAAAATTATATGATATCTCACTAGATGAATATATTAATAAAATCAAATCAGGAGGTTTGCACGAGGACTTTATACATAAGGCTCGTGCATTTAAACAAGCAAATAACGATTACAGCTATAAGCAAATAAAAAGCAACGCCCCAGCAATTACGGGGAGTTGCATTATTCGTGCTGGTGCTGAGGATAAAAGCCAAAGTAATATTGATAAATTAAATGGCTTAATATTACTTGATATTGATGCAAAAGACCAAGTACAAGAGATTGACTGGGAAAGGGTAAAAATAGATCCTTATTTACTTATTTTGCATAAATCTTTTGGTGGGGACGGATACGTGATTTTTGTTAAGACCTCCTGTAAAAAACCCGAGCAATATAAATACTATTATAATGCCTTAACTGATTATTTTTACAATGCCTATGGTATTATTTCTGATCCTAGCTGTAAAAACCCTAACCGATTAAGATATATTTCTTATGATCCTGAGCTATTTAAAAAAGACGCCATTAATTGGACGGGAAAGCAAACACCAAAAAAAGAAAGCATTAAAAAAAGCTACTATTTTTCAGGTGGCTCAATTATTGAAAACTTAATACAAGAGATTACAAGCAGAGGTATTAATATTGCTGATGATTACGACCAATATTTAAAAATAGGCTTTGCATTTGCTGATGAGTTTGGAGAAAACGGGCGTAATTATTTTCACTCAATATCTCAGCAAAGCGATAAATATGATTATGACAAAGCAGATAAACAATACAGCTATATTACCAAATCAAGTAGCAGAGGTATAACAATAGCCTCCTTTTTTCATTATGTAAAAGATGCTGGAATACCTATATACACGCCAAGAGTTAAGGAGATAATTAACCTTACAACCTCGGCTAAAAGGAATGCCATTAAAGGTCTAAAAGATGTAAGCGACAAAATAGCAATTACAACCAACGAAGAGCCTACAAACGAAGAGCTTAATATAATAACAACGCTATTAAATGACTCGGCTGACTATTCTAAAAGTGCAAATGAGGAGCTAAGCGACACGCAAATACTTGAAAACTTTATTATTGATAATTACGAGTTATGTCTTAATGATATGACCAAAGTAGTTGAGCATAGCAACGGAAAAAAATTAACCGATAGGGATAAAAATACAATGTACCTAACAGCTAAAAAAATATTTGATTTCACAGTTTATAAGGGAGATGTTGACGCCATAATAAACTCTGAGGCTATTCCATCATACAACCCTATTAATGAGTTTTTTAGTGAAACGCCAAAAGAAAAACTAAATGGATATATTGATAGTTTTATTGAGTGTATTGATACTGATAAGCCCGAGTTTGCAAAGAAGTTTTTTAAAAAATGGCTAGTTTCAGGAGTGCACAATTGGACTAGAGGGGAATTTAACACACAAGTTAGCCCCTTAACTTTGGTACTTTGTGGATCTCAGCACGGGACAGGTAAAACCTCATTTTTTAGGCAAATATTACCAAAAGAGCTAAAGAAATATTACATTGAAAGCAAACTAAAGGGAGATGATGATAGCCTTTTATTAATGAACTCTAGTATGTTATTACTTGATGATGAATTTGGAGGTAAAGCATTTAAAGAAAACAAAGCATTTAAAGAGCTTTCAGATAAAAATATTATAACAGTAAGGAGAAAGTACGCCACGCTTTCAGAGGANTTTAGANGATTAACNTTATTAGCTGGTACAACCAACGAAATAGAAGTATTAAAAGATCCAACAGGAAACAGGCGTATAATTCCTATAAATGTTAAGGCTATTAACCTTGAGAAATTAAGTAATATTGATACTAAATTTATGATATGGGAGGCAAAACAATTACTTGATGAGGGTTTTGAGTGGGTGGTTAGAACTCAAGAGGATATGGACGAAATACTAAAAAACTCAGGGCAAAATGTAGACGAAAGTGCAGAGGTTGAGTTGATAAATGAGGTGTTTAGTATTGATCCTGTTGACGGCTGGATTAATTGCGTAATGAGTAAAGCCGAGATGCTAGGTTTAATTTCTGAGGAAAAACCTTTTTACAAATTTACTAAGCACTCATTTAACGATTGGGCTTTGAAAAATAAAGCAGTCTATAATTCGCACCATTGCCCTAGATTAAAAAAAGGAAAAAAGGGTTATAAATTATTCAGAAACCCGCTAAACGAAACACCAATAAACAAACTAATTAATAACCAAAAAGAGGACGATGATATGCCTTTTTAACAACTAAATTATGGGTATTAGAGAACATTTAGAAAATTCAGCTTTAAATTATGATGTATTAAATAAATTAGAAAGAGGTATAAAAATATACAATAGAAATAAATTAGAAAAAATGAGCAAACAGATTGAAAATAGCAAACCAAAACACTACCAAAAAAATACAATTAAGGGACTAGATGTAATTGATATGATTAAAATATTTAACCTAAATTTTAATGAGGGAAACATATTAAAATACTTATTA